ACATAATTAGTTAATGAACCATTAGACCAAGTTTGAACAACTGTGTTAGCTGTAACAGCAGACCAACGACCTTTTGAATAGTCGAATAAACCAGCAGGGTCTAAACCAGCTTCATTACCTTCATAGAATAAATCATAAAGATTCTTTTGGTATTGTGGATTGTATGATCCAGTGTCAGTAGCTGCACCATAACCACTATTAGGATTACCAGGATAGTTACCAGGAGAACCTACAGGTGCGTAGTGGTCACCAGAGTTAGTAGGATAAGCACCTGTGAAAGTACCACCACTATAACCTTGGATTTTAGGTACGAAGTAGAACAATTTACCGATAGGTAAGTTCATAGCTTGTACAGATACGATGTCATTCGCTAACAATTTAGAGAATACTCTTCTTACGATAGGGAAAACAACAGTTTCGAAAGATCCAGAAGATCCATCAGAAGTTGCTTCGTTGATTAAGAATGAAGCTTGGTTTTCATATAACTGAGCTACATTTTCTTTTAGGTGGCCTCTAAGACCTTCAAGGAATCCTAATTTATCCCATTTGTTAATAGTATCTTCTTTGATAACTTTAAGGTGTTTCAAACCAATGTTACCAACAAGACCCGATTCTAATAATGCTCCCATTTTGTATTTGTTTTTAGGTTTTGTTTATTTTTTATTTTAGTTTTGACATTAAGTCTTTCATTCTCAAGAACTGAGGGTTCTCATAAGTTTTTGATTCAATAAGATTAATTGCTGAACCTGTTGCAGGTGTCTTTTGAATTGTTCTTTCGATTGATTCATTAACTTGTTGTCCTTTAGAAGTAGACAATTCGTCTTTGATTGTTTTGTAAAGATTTTTAGATTCTTTAATAGTTTCAACACCATCAAATCTTTGTAGGATATTGATTTTTTCTTGTTTTGAAGTTGAGTGTTCAGTAAATAATCTTGTTGCGTAAGCAAGATTTGAATTGAATACAGCTACTTCGTTCAATTTGTTTCTGAAAACATTTAAAGCTTTTCTATACTCTTCATTTTTTTCTCTTAGGATTTCTAATTCTTTGTGGTCAACAGATTCGAAAGTTAAATTTCTGTTAGGAGTAATTCCTTTTCTTAATCCACGACCTGATTTTGAACCCATTCCGTAAGTACGAGAAGCTTCTTTGGTTTCCATTTTTTCAAAATCTTTACCTTTGTGAGTTTTAGACTCCATACCTTTTTTTCCAGTATAATCTTCTTCTCCTTTGTGAGTTTTTGATTTGTCGCCTTTATTCATCCCATATTTACCTTCTTTGAATTCACCTCTCAAACTTGGAGATTTTTTATCGAATTCATATCTAGGTCCTTTTCCCATATATGGTGCTTCATCACCCTTTTTCATTTTCTTTGTTGGAAAATCAACAATTTTTCCATAATCGAATTTAGGTCCGTGTCCGATTCCTACACCTTTTGGTTTCATAGATTTTTTTGATTCCATCATAGTCATGTCATCTTCGTACATTTCCTCATCCATAGAATCATACATTTCGTCCATTTCTTCGTCCATCATATAATCTTCGTCCATTTCGATTTCATAAATAGTTTCGTCAGTGGTATCATCCACACCTAAGTCATAATCGATATCCATATCTTCCTCCATTTCGATTTCGTACATTTGTTCTTCTTCAGGTAATAAATCACCTAACAAATCTTCTTCCTCTTCTGGTGAAAGACCTTTTTCTGAATAAGGTTCATCTTCGAAGCTTTCATCTTCTTCTTCCATATCACCAAAATATTCCTCCATTTCGCTTTCAGACATAATCATATATTCATTATCAGTTTCATTGTCTGTTAAATGAATATTACCTGAGGCGTCTTTTTGGACTTCAATTTGGTCTTCAGGACCCATTTTTTTGAAGACTTTCATAACCGTACTCATTGGCTCATTCGTAAGGTCAATCGTTTCTTCTTCATCTTCGAACTCTCCTTCGTCTTCATCATCCATACCTTCGAAATCATCTTCGAAATCGTCTTCGGTGTCGTCTGAATCAAACTCAGTTTCGTCCTCAATCTCTTCGTCTGATTCATCATCAGCTTCGTTAAGAGATTCTTTTACTAAATCTTTGATTTCTTGTCTCATAGTAGAGGCAAGTATTCCTTTTGCATTTTCAGCAACTAATTCTTCCAAATTTTTCATTGAAATTATTGCTTCCTCAACAAGTGAATTTTTTTCTGTCATTTTCAATTTTTTATTTATAAATATGTCGATAATGTGAAAAAAATTCATTTTTGTATAAAACAAAAAAAAGGGAGTCAAAAACTCCCTTAATTTTTAAATAATTTCTTTTGTAAAAAACTATTCGATTACTTCGTCTATTTTACTTTCAACGATTGCCGTTATTCTCCAATCTTGTGTGTAGTGTTCATAGATTTTTGTAACCTTGGCTTCAACATCAGTTGGATTATAACCCATAACTAATTTTTCCACTTTAATTTTTTTCACTTTACCTGATTCGTCATCGACTAAATCCTCGGCAATCTTTGCAACAAAATATTTTTGACCGTCTTCCATACTAAAAATTTTAAATTTACTAATACCCAAGTTTAGCCAATTTATTCATTAAGTCAAGACTTGCGTTACCTTTTTCTCCAACATTTCTCTCAAGTGCCATTTTTTTATCTTCTTCAAGATTTTCAGCGTACATATCCCTATCTTCTTTATTTAAGAAAAGATATGCACCTGGTGTTGATGGTGAAGAAACTAAATCAAAACAAATTAATTCGAAATCATCTTGAACTTCATTTTGTTCACCCACCTTTTTTAGAGAACCAACACCTCTTGATGAAATACCTAAAGTAACTCCTTGTCTGAGGTAATTTGCTGCCATATCCCCTTTGGTTGACACAATTCCCCTTTCGTGAAATCCAGGACTTGTTAAAAGTTTTAGTTTACCCATTAGAATAGGACCTTCCCACCATATTTCTGTAATGATATGAGATACTCTATCAAGGTCGATGAGAGATGATTCAGGGTGATTTAGTTCAGATAATGATGTACCTTTCTGAATCATCTTTTTATAGTTTTCAGCTTCTCTTTTTAAAATCTTTTCGGGATATACCCTTCCATTTCTATTTGGAGTATTATATTTTTGTAATACAGCATAAAATTCGAATGGTTTGGAGTGGTCAAGAAAGTTTTTAGATTCTTTAATTAACTTCGCATTTTCCTCGTGGGTAGGTGAAACGAAACCAGCATCCTCTTCAATAAGAATTCCTTTACCTGATTGTCCTGCTTTCAATAACTTCAATTCCATAGTGTTTTTTAAAAATAAATATCTTAGAATTGATATTTATACTTCTGGGGATTTGTTCTTTTTAGAAAGGTAGAAATCAAAGTATTCATTTTTGTAGAAATTTTGGTTTAAAATATTTTTTACGATGTCTTTTAAACTTTCTTTGAGTTTACTATCTTTGAAGTCGACATTAGTTTCATTTAAAAATAAATTGATTTCCAAATTAGAAAAAGACTTTTTTCCTAAATGTATTCCACTTGGTCTTAGGTCTAAATCAACAATATATTGGTCTTTGAATAATTTTTTGTCTAAGTGATTAAGAATTGTGTGTTTGATGGCTCTTGAGAGATTAAGAACAACTCTTGTCCAATTTTCTGATTCTCTTTTAGGTTCTACCCAAGTTTGGATATTGAGATATAATGATTTGAGTTCAAATGAGTCTACTGTGCCGTAAGTTACTTTTGTTGATTTGAATCCTTGTAGTTTTGAGGTTTTACCCTTTTTCATTAAAAATAATTTAATTTCCGTTTATTTAACAAAAAAGTAATTAAATTTAAACTGAAAGTCAAAAAATAAATAAACCATAAAAAATATGAAATGCTTATAATCAAAGTAGATAATAACACCCCAATTGAGAAGGCTTTAAAACTCTTCAAAAGTAAAGTAATCAAGACTAAGTTGATGTCAGAATTAAGAAATCGAAAGGAATTCACTAAACCATCGATTATCAGAAGAAATCAAGTCAATAAAGCAAAGTATGTTGAGAAGAACAAAGAAAAGTATAATTAAATACTTTCATTAAGTGTCTTCAATTTGTAGAAATTTAATTTATCAAATTTTTCAGTTTGAATTTTTTTGATAGATTGGTCTATTCTATTATTTGTATCAGTGTCTGATGTGTTTTTTAGTGACTCTAATTTGGTAACCACTTCTTCTTTAATCGTTAAGTATTTTTTTTCTAGTTCCTTTACATCACCCTCAAAAAGAGACTTTAACTCTTTTTTTGTTTCCTCGTCCAATTTTTCTATGTGTTTGTTAATTGTTGTATTTACAACATTCACCATTGTTTTGATTGGTAAATTAACTTGAGGAGCTTTTTTGTTTTCAGATTGGATTAGGTTCTCAACTATAATGTTTTTACTTTCAACCTTATTTTCTATTTGAAGAATATCCGAATTAAAAAAAGTATCTAGTTGGTCGTATTGATTTTCTACATTAGTTTCACCAACCCAACTCATTAGTTTTTTCCATTCCTTAAGTGATACTTTGTTATAATTATTTTCATATATTTTTACACATTCATTGATATAGTCATTCGCTTTTTCTTTGTTACCAAATCCTTTTTTTGACGACATTTCATCATAAATAAAAAATAAATTACTTATTCTTTTGTTTTCTAAAACTAGTTTCTTGAAGACCTTCAAATTTTCATTTAGTTTGTTTGTTTTGTAACTATCAACGAGTTTCTTTTCTATTTTGGATTTTAATATTCCGACTTTCATAATCTTTTTATTTATAAATATCAATCATTTAAAAGTTTATTTAACTCATTTTCCATTTCACCCAAATAGTTTCTTGCCTTAGACAAGTCAATAAATGAATCAACATCGACTAAATTATCACTTTCTAATAATATATTCAGATTGTCTCGTTTAGTAGATTCAGGTGCTAATTCAGGTCCGCCTGAAGGTGGGGGAGGTGGTGGTATTTCTGCACCCCCTGATGGTGGTTCACTACCCATATCACCAGGGGCTTGTTCAGAGGCTGTACCACCAGATACATTACCATATAATTTATCGATATTATCAAAAATACCAGTATGAGTTATAATTGTTGCAGTATTAGTTAATTCTGCACCAATAGCTTTTTCAATTCTTTGTTGTTGTAAGTCTAATTTGATTTCCTCGTCTGAAAATCCCAAAATATGTTTTTTAGCCCAAGATACTGAAGTTGGGGCAATACCCTCAACAGCTGTAACACATTTTGTGTATAAATCAACTTTACTTGTCCATATATCAATCTTGAGTAAATCAGCTTGACTTGATGGGTTAGTTAAAGAAAGTGTGAAGTTTGATAATTCATCCTCGAAACCAAGTAAAAACAAATGTATGATTGCTATTTTATTCATTTCAGCAACCATTGATTTTTGAATTCTATTAATTGTTCTTGCGAAACGAATATCAATAAGGGATAAATTCTTACCATCACCAACTGGTTCTTCGAAACCTAAAAATGCTTTGGGTACACGCAAGGCAGTAAGTAGTTTCTTTTGAATATATTCAATGTCCGCAATCTCACCCAAATTTTGTCCACCAGCCAAAGTTTCAATTGGATTTGTTGCAGCAGGGTCACGAACAGGAATAAAGTAATCTTGGTCAACAGCCATCTGATTAAATCTCATATCAACATTACCTGTCTGTGAATCAACAACTTGACTTCGTTTAAATTTATTAGCAACCCTTTGTACATATGGTTCAACATCCTTATCATCCATATTCCCAACAAAAACCTTGAATACCCTTCTCTCAGGAGCTCTTGATGTTCTATATATCAACATAGCATCTTCTGATAGTAATAATTGTTTCCAAATTCTTCTAGCTTTTTCTAACATAGAAGTACC